CTTCGCAGATCCCAATAAGCCTTTCCAGCGTCGGCTGTAAGTTCTGCGGTTCCGCTGACAGCTCCGCCGGGAACGGTTCCATCGGCGCGCACTGCTGGACAACGGGCTTTGACACGCAGCCGCTTAGTGCCATCAGCAACAGCCCGCTCAAGAGCACTCGTCTCATTTTCTTTACCTGCCGTGTACTCGATGAACGTCGCCCGAATGGCTTCCGTCTGTGCGCGTGACGCGATTAGCTGTTGGTTCACTGCGTCCACGTTCGCGCTAATCGCTGTAGCGGTTGCCAGGTCGCGTTCCTGTACGTCTTTATCCCAGCGCAACCCCTGGACGTACCACGAGCCGGCAGCTCCGATCAGGAACGCGGCGACGTAACCGTAGGCCGGCATCACTTGAGCACCGTCAGCGCGTACTTATACCGTGCCTTCCTGTCTTCAAGCCCATTGGTTCCGCCGTTGATGGCCTTGGTGATGTCGGTAAACCGGTCGGCATCTGCCAACGCATTCAGGTTCCGCGTCGACCAGTACCAGACAGCGGACTTCGCCGCCCACTCCGGCTGTTCCAAAAGCTCGGGCGTCTTCAGCAGACGATCATCGCTAAACAGCGCTTGGCTAGCTCGGCCGTAGTTCGCCCGGCCGGTGACCTGGATCAACCCTCGCCCGCAGAACTTTGCGCCGTCCCCCTGCTGCGTGTTGCCGAGATCTTTACGCCCGTCGTACTTGGCGAAGTAGCTCGGGCCGCCTAGTTCTTTTACGTAGAACAGAGACCCGCTCTCGTGGCCGATCTGAGCGAGGAAAGCGGCGATGCGCAATCTGGTATTGATCTTGCCGCCGACCATCGCTGCGGTGAGCGCGTCGGCCCACTTCTGAGCGCGTGCCGGGGGGATGTTCATCGCTTGAGCAAGTTCGGCAGCAGTCACAGAAACATCCTCGTATTGAGCGGCGGTATCATCTTCGCCACGTTGCCCTTCGCTCTAATCAGCAAACCTAACACGCAGCCGAAAGCCAGGATCATCAAGGCGTGAACCATGGCCGGACCGGGTTTTACGATGTGGAAGAGGATAAGCGTGAAGAGTCCGACGTTAGCTGCGGCAAGCCCTACGGCTAGCATAGAGACGCCCCAGCGTTGTCGTGAGTGTGAACCGTTGTAAGCGAAGAGTATCAGGAAGGTTGCGAAGTGGATCACGCACTCTACCCAAAGCAGAATCACGTTAAGCTCCATCGTTGCCACCCCGGCTTTTGAAAAATGGAATGAGACCGATGATTGTCTTAATCCATTCTGGCACTGGGCCATCTTTCTCTACCATGTAGCCTAAAGCGGTGAACACGACAGCAATAAGCGCACCGATAGCCCCGGATACGAATAACGCTTTCTCGTCGTATGGAGGACCGCCGCCGTAGAAGTACACGCCGCCGCCGTACGCCATACCCCATGAGAACAGAGTAAGCATGAATCGTTCCCTGAATGATGTGGCCTTGGGCGCGGCCAGGTAGAAACAACAACCTATCGCGGCGCCGGCGGCGGCGTAACCATTCATCCCGGCTAGCAAAGCACAGACCCAAAGGTATGCGTACGTCTCGCACTGATCCCGCATGGTCTAACCCCTATGTGTTTCACCCATGATACCACCCTTCAGGATGGCGGGAAGTTGTCGTCGTCTGCGTACATCCGGGGATCGTAGTTCACCGCCGTAACGCTGCACGACCTCGTGCCGCTCGGCTTCACTTCAGTGATCAGCGCGGGGAAGCACCACGTCGATTCATGCCCGAACTGGATGATCGGCGGGGTATCGATTTGCCCTGACAAATCCGGTACGAAGTCCAGGGTTGGGATAGTAAACGTGTAATCGTCTACGCGAGTCGCATTGTATGGCCCTGAAGCGCTACCGTCCAAACGGCGCACAACGACTTTGTAGATTCCAGGTACTGACCAGTCGAGTGGCTGCGACGATTCCAGCGTGACCGGTGGACCCGCGGTGTACCCGACGACTTCCGCACTCTGCCCATACCCTGGCGTCGCAACGCCAAGCGCTACATAGTCGAAGTAAGCGCTGTTCAACGCGTCCAGTTCCGTTCTGAAGCTGTATTGGCGCTGCCGGTAGATATGACCGCGGCGGCGGCGCATACCCCACTGCCACGCTTTGGTGCGGTTGCCGACACCTTCCAGTTTCAGCTTCTCGACTCGCTCTCCGGCGTCGCCGGATAAACGGCATTCGACTGTCTCGTCTTGCTTCGTAACATGGTCGTAATACTCCACGTCCACGCCGTCGAAGTCGTCCGGCTGATCCGGCATGGTGAACTCATAGGACAAGGGCTCTAACATGACGTGCGGGTTGTAGACGTGATCAAAGGAAGGTCCACGGGGTTCGTCGCGGACCGGGACGAGTAGGCCGCGATCGATCGTCAGTTCCGAGAAGCCGACACTCAGCGCGTCCAGGAGGTTCGACTTAACGGTCTTCGAATCCATGACGATGCGGTCGTAGGTGTCGCCGCGCGGCGTCCAGCGGGTCGACTCAAGCCGATCCAGCTCGACCAGGTCGATGTCAGCGGTGTCCGAGTACCCTACGTTACGGATGATGTGCCCTACCGCCGCGGAGATCTCACGGGTAGGTTCAGGGTCTTGCCATACGCCGCCACGGAGTACCGGCAGAATCCGGGTGCAGGCCAGGTTCACCAGGCTTTCGCTTTGCGACGAGATGCGGTCACCGCCACGGATGTCGCAGGTCATGACCGTCATACCGGGATAGCTACCCGGGGAAGATGTTTGAACGAGGCCTTTTAGTCGAAGCCACATTGTGACGTCATGGATCTCCTCCGGGCGCAGACTGCCCTGCGGGATATTCAGCTTCTTCATTCGGCATTCAGGCCGCATCGAGTAAGGCAAAGCTACTCGGTGGGACTTGCCGATGGCGTCAAGCGAGTTGTTGATCGTGAAAAACGTGGCCGCCGTCCACGCGCCGCCGATTGCCATGTCGCGATATTCAAAAGAGTAGTTCGCTTGGATGAAGATGTATTCGCCCTGCGACCCAAGACCGACGATGCCGCTCGGGAAGAACATGTCGAACTCGATATCGGTAACGACTTCACCTTCAGGACACGCCGGGAACGGGCCGCGATAACCACCCTGCAGGTTAGAGCTGTCCAGTCGGACTTGCGCTACGTTGGACGAAAGGCTATCCCACCCTGGCCAGTCGTCGTCATCTGCACCACCGGCGGTAAGCCGCTTAACTTGAAGCGCTTGAGCCGCGTAGCTCAGGATGCGGAACCGGAAGCCGCGATAAGACATGCCCATAACCACCGGCCCGATGACCAGGCCGACGCCTGGCGCGCCACCTTCATAGTCCAGTTCCAGCGTCGTCGCCGTCACGTCGCTTACGACATAAAATCCTTCGTTGTCACCGATGATCTGGATCTCGTCACCGATCACGAAGTTGAACTGGGCGATAGGCCCGTTGATTACGTCGCGACCCCCCGTACCAGTGCCATCGTCAATGGTGAAGCTGTAAGGCGCTACTGGGTTGATTAGCGTTCCTGCTACCCAGTCAGCAGGGAACGTGCCGGCGCCTACGGGGATACCTACCACGTCGCCGTTAAACGTGAAGACAGACGCTGAGGCCGATGCGGTCAAGGTAGTTTCTACCGTCAGTTCCAATCCGGCAGCCCCGGTGTTACTGGCCCCCACTTCAGGCGCCGTGTACCAGAAAAAGTGCGCCGGTTCGGAGGAGATATCTGCCCCCGGCGCGTGGATCGTGAATGAAGCATCCGCGCCGAGGGATAGAAGCGGCGTCTGTCCGGTCTTTACGTCTTCAAGGTCGATCTGGTACGAACCCTGGCCGACACCCAAGCACATCTCAGTGCGGGGCTCGCGAAGGCTAGCAAAGTACGCCCGGGGCGGTATCAGGTAATCCGGGAAGCGCTGTGGGTTGTAGCCGAAAAGCTCTGGCCGCACGTCGTTAATCTTGACCTTGTTGCCCTTACTGCTCCCCTGATCCAGCGGGTTGCCGCCAGTAGAGCGCGACGCGCTGATGCCGGGGATTTTAGGCGTAAGCAAGGCGATAGCGGCAGTGGCCGCGAAGATCAGCGCGAAGGTAATCGTGAAAGGGTCCGTGCCTTTCGGCTCCCGGTAGATTTCGACTTTATCTTCGGCTGAGATTCGGGTTGTCTTCCACTGGCGCGGCAAAAGGCGTTCGCCGTTCACGTAGAGGCTGATCGCCAGCTTACCCAAATCTATATCGCGGGAAATACCATGGCGGTACAGCCACTCGGCCATCGTCTGCGGCTTACGGATTTTGTAGGTCTCTTTGCCTTCGTCCGACAAGCGACTGGCGTAAATCTCGATCATGGTTTGTCCCGGTGAAAAGTAACCGTTGAGTGATCCCGCAGCCAGCGGTGCAGGGGGAGACAGCGCGGCCCCCTGGCCGGATTGATCTCCAGAATCCGCAGGCCATCCGGCGACTCTACCACTAGTGCAACGTGTGTGCAGATGCGTCCGATCATTACCGAAGCGATGGCGCCCGGCTCCGGATCGCACAACTCCATCTGAGAGGATTCGGCTTCGTAGGCACGGGTGAACTCTCGCGGATCTGTGTTGCGCAAGCTTCCGTATTCGGCCAGGAGCCGCTTTCCTAGTTCCGCGTGCCGGACGTGCCGGACGAGGCCCCAGCAATCGTAAAGGTGCGGTCCCCTGGCACCGTCCTCGTACGCGCATGAGAGGTACTTATTCACGAAGTCCATCACAGATACCTGAGTGCCGGTGCGAAGGTCGTAGTGTACAACGCTCGCGGCCAAGCGACACCGATCATGTTGTAATACCCGGTTTGCAACTGCGCCTCTTGCCCCTGGATGGAACCGGACAGCAACGTCAGGAAGTAAGGCCTTTCCGCCGGGGCGGATAGGTTGGTGTTCAGATACGTCCGGTAAACGGCGGTGACCCGGGCATTCGCGGAGATGGCCGCGTCGATTAGGCGTGACGCTTCGCCGGTCGTGTTGTCTACCGCGAAGGCCAGGGTTTGGTTCCCCTTGTTGTTCTTAGCGGCCAGGGCGATGTCAATGTTAGCCCCGATGAACGTAACGGTGCGCGCGTCTTCCGTGACTGCCATTACGTCCTCGAAACCGTTGCAGATGAACACAGGTTCGGCCCATGCGTCGCAGTTAAGCTCAAGCGTCCTGATGATCGCATCAAGACGCCCGTTTGCCCCTGCGTTTACCTCAGCGAGGATTTGGCTCATCAGATGATCATATCCAACGGGGTCATGATTACGCGGCAGCTCAGCAGGTTTCGGTTCGTTGTCCCGTTATGCTTGATGTTGAGCTGCCAGTAGGAATCTGGCACCCCGTAAACGTCTGCGGTGAAGTGGATGCTGTCACCGAACGGGTTCGCCTTCCCATCATAGCCGTAAATGGCACTCACGCCTTTCCAGCGAGTGCCTCCAGAGTCCTGAAGCTGGACGGTGATCGCCTTGGCGAGGCTATCGCCGGCGTCGAGTACTGCTTCGACTTCGATCCGCATCTTGGAACAGCCGTTCGGCATGATCAGACGGCTCGGCGTGGCGGCCACGAAGGCGCCCAGTACCGCGTCATACTCCGGCGTTGTGCCGAAAGAAATGATGTTGTTCGCCGAACCGTTAACCATGGCTGGTGTGCCGAGCGTTGCGACTCGGGTGTTCCGGCCTTGAATCAAGTATTTGTACATCTCATTCGGCAGCATCGGACGCGTAGGCGAGAACGCCCGAACGTTGGTGATGATGTCGCTGATGTCATATTTGAAGTACTCCGTAGCCGACCGACCGGTAGCCGTTTCGAAGGCCGCGTAGTACGCCGGCAGATCTAGGGAAGACAGGTTGCGGACGATGGGGCTGCTGACCGTACCGCTGAACCCACCGATGTTCATCCGCTGCGGCGCCTGGCCCTGAAGGCCGACGATGCAGGCCGTGGTGTCCGCGTCTGGGCCGCAGAAAACCAAGCCGCCGCGGATAGTAACTTCTGTCGTGTTCCATGGCAACGCGGTATCCAACACGGCTAGGTGGTCTACGATTCGCATCCCAGCGAATTCACCGCCGTAACGGACGTCATGCGAGATAAAGGAACCCCAGTTGTCGACCCAACGAATGTTAGCTGGGCGATCTACGCCGAAGGTGCCGACATCCGGAATGAAGAACCCGCGGTTGAAGAACAGGCGGGTTTGCGCGTCTAGGTCCGTAGCCGAAGCGCCCTTATTGTTGAATTGCGCGGTACTAGCGGTCAGGTTCGTTACGCTCGGTTGCACCCATGGATCGTTAACGACCATGGAGTCGCAGCAGTTGTCCATGACCTTGTTATTCGATACCCAACGGCAGTGGTTGAACACCGCATTACAAGACATATGGGTGAAGGTGCCGCCCGTGGCGAACGTCTTGATCGAGTAGCTGCGCGAAAGGAAAAACTGGCAGTAGTCGACCTTGATCATTGAGGAGTTGATGTTGGCGTTCGAGAACACCAGGTGGTGCCGACCGCCGACAAACTGAACGCCGGTCATCTCGAACTGGTACTGGTCGACCACGAAGCCATCGGTATCGTTGTCGATTTCTTTGATGATCGCGTTATCGCCAACGATTTTTGTATATGGCCCCCACGGAATCGCGCCGTTCTTCAGATATGTGCCCGGTGGGATGTACGCCGTCGGGAAGGTCCCGGTATAGGATGACGTCAATGGACCGGAAGTGGTAGGCCCTGACTGGCGTACAGAGTCCAGGTAGGCCGCAAAGGCAATCAGGCCGGCAGTATCGTCCGCGATGCCGTCGCCCACGCAGTTAAACGGGGCGTCTTTGCAACTTACGTGCTCGCCCAGTTTCTCAAATAAGGTCCGGTCGCCAAAACCGATGATGGTTGTGCCGTTAGATGCAGCCAAGGCTTGACGCAGCGAAGCGTCGCCAGTAGACACGAACTTCGGCTGATCAATTACCCAGTCGTTGACGGTCGTGTACGGCAGCGCCAAAGCTGGCCCCGGGCGCCAGTACTCACCATCCTTCGACATGATTTGGTTGGGGCGGGTAAAGGTCAGCTCGCCTACATCGTCATAGTCCCCGATGAACTCATACCCACTGGCTAGCAGGAAGTTCTCAAAGTCAAGTTCGATACCTGCCCAAGATTTACGAACGACGCCGAAGCGGTCAACCCACGTAACGGCGGTGCCAGTTACCGCGTCATCCAAATTAGAGGCGTTGTTGTAAAGCACCTTTACTTCGGCCGACCCCAGCGGGTATTGGGTCGTCGGGTAGGTATTAGCCATTACGCATCTCCCTGAAACCGGGCTTTCATCAGATCATGGCAAGCCTTTATGAAGTCGATTTCTTCTTGGGCGAGCGGGGGCATGGGTGGGTCCAAGGCTGCCAAGTGCGCGTTGACGAAATCCATCTGCGTTTGAACATCGCCGTCAAGCTCGACAGCGGTACGATGCCATGCGCAAGACAACTCCGCACCGTCTTCTACTAGGAGTAGCGCCAGTCGGATCTGGAGCAGACCGGACCTGTGAAGTTCCGGCTGATCCAATACTGTTTTTCTTTCGATCATGTTTATCTCCTTAAACAGGGTAGTGTCCGGTTAGGAATATGCTTTTCTGAACACCACTCGCCGCATTCGCCTGCGTAAGCGAGGCGGTTGTCCCGGCAGCTACGTTCATGACTTCAAGCAATACGTTCGTTGAGGACACCATGGCTACAATTTGTGGTGTAGCAACCGCAGATGTTACTCCGCTCCACCGACTTAGGGTGACGGCCGGGATTCCACTGGCCGGAGCGAATGGCAACCCGCTCATACGTAGCGAACCTGTTGAAGTCGTAAATGTAAACGTGGAGGTGATAGCGGTCCCATCGAACATAAATTCACGTCCGATCTTCGTATATCGAGCGCTTTGCGTGCTGTAGGCAACGCTAAGATCTCCTGGGGTAGCAAACGTAATCCCAATCGTCCAGGATCCCTCCTCGTAATCGTCCAGGGCGTTAGGGTCTGCTGAGGGAACTTGCGTCGCCGGGAATGCGATTTGGCCGCCAGTCAAGTTCAATAGACCCGACACAGTAGGGGTAACGAGCGTAACGGCGTCCGGGAGCGTGAGCGTCGGGTTACCGGATACGCCGTCGCCGTTCGTCACAGTCACTTTACCAGCGGTACCGGTCAAGGTGCGTGCCGCTGCGGTACCGCTGCCGGTCCTCGCTAGAAGGCCGTTCGTACCGATGCCAGCAAGTGCAGACAATTCCGTGTCATACGCTTGGACATCCGTGCCGATCGTAACACCAAGCGCGGTTCTCGCGTTCGCTGGTGTGGAGGAAGCGAGAAAGGTACGGATGAACGTTTGCCACGCGCTGAGAATCGCCGTGCGAAGCTGGGCGCGGGTTTGCTTGCGACTCTGGACGGCCTGAACGACCAGGTAGAGATCGTCCTCTGTGCCCGCGCCGGCAACTGGCTGCTCTGTTAGTTTTCCGGGCATTACGAGTTCTCCAGATAAAAAGGTGAGCCGTCTTCGAGAAGCATTGGTGTGCCGTCCTCAAGCAGCATTTGAACAACGGAGCCTTGATCGAACAAAGGCCATTCGCGGTTCATCGCGTAGTCAAAAATCTCCGGGTTCAGCACAAACGATGGTAGCAATTCGGCCCACCCTGGCGGCAATAAT